GTTAAACCAAAAGGTTTGGGTATGGGAAAAGTTAAATCAGAATTACCAACAGGTAAAGTCAACATGAAAGGTTTTAAAGAAGATATGTCACAACATAAAGAAAGCTTTAAAGGTCCTAAGAAATTTGAATTTAAGGAAGGTGAAGATGCTGATGTTGAACCAAAAGAAACTGAAACAAAAGAAGCTGCTAGAACTTATGGTAATGGAAGTAGAAATTTCCCAAAAAGAAAAGGTCTTCCAAAAATGAAAGTTATTACAAATTCTGCTTTACAAGAAGAAGTTGAAAACTTAAGAGCTAAGAATGAGGAATACAGAAAAGCATTAAATATTTTCAGAGAAAAATTAAATGAAGTTGCTGTTTTCAATTCTAACTTGGCTTACGCTACAAGATTGTTTACTGAACATACTACAACAAAATCAGAAAAAATAAATATCATGAGACGTTTTGACAACGTCGAAACAATCAAAGAATCTAAAAATCTTTATCAAACTATTAAAGATGAATTAGGACCAGTTGGACAACCAATGGTTAAAGAATCTATCGTTGAAAATATTGATAGAACACCAACTAAAGGTTCAACTAATTTGGTTGAAAGTAAGACATATGAAAATCCACAATTCTTAAGAATGAAGGACCTTATGTCAAAAATGAATAAATAAATAAAAATAAACTAAAAACAAACTAAATATTTTAAAAAATGGGAGCATTATTAGAATCAGGTCTTGTTGGTAACATCGGTCTTAAGCACCTTAAAGTTATCAAAGAAGATACTATTAACAAATGGGACAAATTAGGATTCTTGGAAGGTTTGAGAGGACACGTTAAAGAAAACATCGCTCAACTTTATGAAAACCAAGCATCTCACTTAATTAACGAAGCTGCTAGCACAGCATCAGACGGTTCTTTCGAAACGGTTGTATTTCCAATCGTAAGAAGAGTTTTCTCTAAATTGTTGGCTAACGACATCGTATCTGTACAAGCTATGAACTTACCTATCGGTAAATTGTTCTACTTCGTACCTAAAATTCAGGGTTATGACATGGGTCAAGACCCAACTGCTGGTGGTACACACTTCGCACCTTTCGGAGCACCAGATGGACCATCAACAACAAACGCTGGTTATGGAGCAAACGACAAGAATTTGTATGACAGATTCTACGAAGGTAACGAAGCGGCATTAGACCCTCCAGGGTTATTTGATTACTCTAAAGGTACATTCAGTGCTGTAACTATCACAGCTTCTACACAAGCTTGGAACGGTGCTAACTTACAACAATCTGCGTACACTGCAAGTCAGGAATACAGAAAAGTTATTATCGCTCTTTCTGGTTTCCAATCAGCAGGTCAAGGTAAATTAGTTGGTCCTGATGGTAACGAACAAGATTCAGAAGCTTTCTTAAGTGGTTTAGAAGTAAGAGTTGTTACTAACGCAAGTGGTAACGGTTTCTCAGGTACTTCATTAACAACTAGCTTAGGTACAGGTCCTTTGTTATTCAGAGTTGTAACTCAAAAATACGGAAAAGGTATTGTTCAGTATGGTTCACAAGCAACAGCTTCTTGGCCATATGGTAACGGTGGTCAATATGATGACATTTGTACTGCTGACGGTGTTATTTACTTAGAGGTTGATACACAAGTTCCATGTTCAGTGGGTTCAAACTCAATGGACGGTTACTCAGGTTTCACAACTCAAGCACACCCAGCAACTACACCATACAACCAAGCATTCAAATGTACTTATAGAGCATATAAGAACTTAGAATTTGAAGATGAAATCGGTGAAGTTTCTTTTGATTTGGAATCAGTAACAGTTTCTGTAACTGAAAGAAAATTGAGAGCACAATGGTCTCCTGAATTAGCACAAGACGTTGCTGCATTCCACAACATTGACGCTGAAGCTGAATTAACAGCTTTATTGTCTGAGCAAGTTGCGGCTGAAATTGATAGAGAAATCTTGAGAGATTTGAGAAAAGGCGCAGCATGGACTTTAAGATGGGATTACAATGAGTGGAAATATGGTGCTAGTGGAAACACTCCGTTCCAAGGTTACACTCAAAAAGATTGGAACCAAACTTTAGTTACTAAAGTTAACCAAATCTCTGCACAAATCCACAAGACTACGTTAAGAGGTGGTGCTAACTGGATCGTTGTTTCTTCAGAAGTTTCTGCAGTATTCGATGATTTAGAGTATTTCCACGTTTCTAACGCAGCTCCTGAGCAAGATTCTTACAACATGGGTATCGAGAAAATCGGTTCATTGGCAGGTCGCTACCAAGTATACCGTGATCCTTACTTCCCAGCAGGTAAAATCTTAATCGGTCACAAAGGTAAATCTTTGTTAGATGCAGGTTATGTATACGCACCATATGTGCCGTTACAATTAACTCCAACAATGTACAATCCATTTAACTTCACTCCAATTAAGGGTATCATGACTAGATACGCTAAGAAAATGGTTAACAACCGTTACTTTGGTTTGATTAACGTAAGTGGTTTACAAACATTCAGTATGGACACTTTAAGATAATCTTAGGATTTATCATATTAAAAAC